ACCTAAGATTGATAGTATAGCACCGGCTACCAGAGCAGCCTCAGCAGTTGCTTCTGAAACACCCGGAGGTGTAGATGTGTAGTCAATAGTCTCACAGTAGAAGATCCAATCACGAGTAGCACCTGTTGCAGAGCTTCCCAGAGTGACCTCAGGGGCTGTCTTGATATGTGCGTTGGTCATCACTGCTATCACACTTCCCGATGGGTCAGTGACCGTTAGAGAGCCTGTGATGAACGTAGGTGAGTTCTTTTGAGCTGCTAGGATACCTGACAGGATCAAGTTAGAGGTTGAATTCTGTTGGAAGGACAGAGTAGACGTACCTGTGTCATCAGCCATACGTGAGATATTAACCTGTCCGTCAGCACCAACTTCTTCATCGGTTAAATCAGAGTTACGTGAGAATGAGACAAAAGAGTCGGGAGCAAGACCATCTAGCTTTTGACCAGACCATGCTACAGAGACATCTTTTGAACTATATACGGGTAAAGCCATTAGTCATTACCTCCTTATGCTGAAGCATCAAATGTTAATGTGCCTTGGATCACAGTGATCTGGATGGCACCGGCTAGGAACGCTGTGAAAGAAGCATTCAATGTACGAGCTTGTTTATCTGCAAAACTCACGTCTGCTGCTCGTGGGAAGTTAGTAGTGTATGGATCTTTATCTTGCAGAATGTTAGGTACTGTCTGAGTAGATACAGAACGGTCAAGTACTGAAGTAACAACACTACGGATTTCATTGATACCCGGATCGGTAAATGGAATCACCGGAGAGTTAATCTGCTTATTCTGCAAACCTTCAGTAATACGTGCTTCTAGGAAGTCACGGTTACGGATGATATCGATGAACTCGTCAGCGGATACTTTACCGATACGTGTAATGTCAATACCACCTACTGTTCCGATCCAGTTAGCATTACGGTTATTCAAGTTATCTGTCTGAGTAAATGTCAGAGGGATATTAGTAGCTGGGTCTTGAGAAGCAGCAACGGCAGCTATACGATTGTTAGCCCAAATCTTCGCACCCGGATCGGATGGAGCAGCAATCGCAATGAAAGCCATTTCAGGGAAAGCAGTATCAGCTGTGTGATGGAACCAACCAGATGTACGGAAGAAATTACTTTCTTCTAGTTTACCAAGTGTATCCCCAGCGGCTGGAGGTACTTGCAAGGCTGTAATAGCGTCAGCTTCCTGTACAGATACAAAATAGATTTTAGTACGTGCTTCAATGGCTGCTGCCATCGCTAGGATGAACACTTGAGTGTGATCGTTAGACGCTACAAAGAAGAAGTCATTATCGATAATTTCAATAGCAGCAATCACTGCTTCTGCTGTTTCAGTTACTGTAGCAGCCTGAGTCAACTTAGTGATCTTAGTGACAGCAAATGGAGTACCCGGAGTAGCTTCTGCAAGAGTCAGGGTAGAAGTACCACCAACTGTAACACCAACAATACCAGACAGAGCTGCCGTCAATGCTGTGACAACATCAGTAGCTGTTTCAGAACCAGTAGTGGTGGTGAAAGAAGCCGCGATAGCCACACTGTCAGTACCAACTACGGTGATCTCAAATACCTGACCTACAGCAGTTACAGCATCTGGGGTATAGGTTAAGAGGTCTACATCACGACGACCAACCTTAACAATACTTGGTGGAATATCTTGAGCAAAGGCTGCGGTTACTGCAATCAACTCATCAGAACCTGAAGGTAGATCTACAGCAGCAGCAGTTACATCAGGATAAGAACGAACTCTCTCGGTAAACCATCTGTGGCTCCCGATGAAAATAGGTACTCCGAAGCCCGCCCTGCTGACTCCTGAGGTCTGAAGTGAAATGTTGACCGTTACGATATCTTGAAGTGCCATTAGTGACGAACTCCTTTAGTTAATGGAAGTTGTTCTTTTACAATCATGTGTATTGTTCCTAAGTTATTAAGTTCACAGGTTTCTGTGTATCCGTCTGGGAGTAGTTTCTTAGGAACAACTCCAGTTGGGATTCTTTTCTTTACTTCTGTTTCTAGGTCAGCGATGTAGCTTCCTTTGTCAGAGTAAACATGGTAGATGATTTTATGGTTAAAACTCGAAGAACTCGCTTGTTGCTTTAACCGCCTAGAAGGCTCTCTGTTGGTTATCTAAGGATTGTGGTATCTTTTGAGGTTAACTCTTGAATATAAAAGTACGCAGGTTTGTTCGGATTAAACCCAGTTTCGCAACAAGTAGAACAACCGTGACCTTTCATTGCACTATAGAGGGGTTGTCTTATAATATTGTTGCATTTCGAACACTTACGTTTAATCCTTGATTCCACGTTTTCATAACTACCTGATAACGTGTCCCACCCTACAAATACCAGGGTTTCATCTAACGACCTTGCTATAGTCTCCGCCTCTGCTTGTGACTTTTTAGCATTGCCATTACACACGGCACACCTATTTTTACCGAAAATTGCGTTAGATGGTATAATAGATCTCTCATGTCCCTCTTCACAAAGTACCTTCCACCGTTCATGGGTTGTCCCATTCCCAGCATCTATCACACTGTAGCCAAGTTCCTTAAGTTTTTGTGTTGTCTGCTCCGTCCTTTTAATCATGGCACCGGTACAGTTACATCAAGATCTAGAGGACTAACATCCCCAGTACCTCTATGGAGATCACCATCTAGAACAATCTTAGTGAAGCTATCGGAACCAATCGTGTCAACAAATACGTCTGTGATAGCAAAGGTAATATTGAAAGAAGCGGATTCTAAATACGTTTCAGCCAACAGGACGGGCAAGGAATCTATACCATCCAACGTCACAACAGCCCCGCCGGTACTAGTTCTGATGTCGCCTAGTACACGATTAAGTCTAAAGAACCCATGGAGTTTCTGAGCAATCGCCTGTGCGTTACCGCCGTAAACCCTATAGTTTAGTAGTAATAGTTTGTTCGTTTCGTAAACAGTTTCATCATTACTATTGATGTTCTCTGACAGTAGCCAACCCGATTCGTCTATCGTATCTAAGTGATCTAATACGGTATATGGGTATGAGGGTTTCGGACCATCTTGTCTTGCACGAATAACGGCGGGAAGGTCAGCGTTTGGACCTATCAGTGATAACTCGGTTGGCAGGGCTTCCCTTGCGATTCTAATGAATGTGTCCAGAATCAAGTCGTTGTTAAGTGCCATCCTTACCCCCTTAGTGTCAATCTAGTTTATTTGACAGTATACCATCGTAGTCGATTGCCATCACGACACCCTCCTGTTATAGGTTTCCATTTGTAGGTTGATCATGTCTAACGAACACTACCTTGTGATGGTCAGCAGCGAGTTTGAATCTAGACCAGTTCTCTGCATTAAATGCTTCGTATGTCAGACCGTCAATCACTGTAGTGTCTGCTACCTCTTTTGAAGATATCTGCATCACCGTCTTCAACAAAGTAGACGTGTAAACTACTAGGGCGTCTTCTGCTTGTTTACCTTCAGGTAGAACGATTTGTGTGTCGGATAACTTGAAGGGCTGGATACTACACTGTATATCGAAAGGTAGTGGTGGTGTTGGATCATCAACCCATCGACCTTTATCATCCCAAAAACCACCACCGTCATCTCTGGTAATGGTTAACGTAGAGGTTCTTAATAAACTGAGTACCATTTACTTCTCCTTTGTCACTTTCTTACCTCTAGAGGTTTTAAAGGCTACCTTTGATTTCAAATCGCCAGTAAGTATGAGTGGGTTGTTGAACCTCTTAGGAGGAACAGCGTTAGGTGCTAGGGAAGTGCTTCCGAATACCTTCTTTTCTTCTTGGATGAAGAACTTTCCAATATCGTTCAGGAACCGAGCGTCTGATTTATCCCCCGACTTCCTGTTATTCCATGCTTTAAATATCCTCTGTAGACCTTCGTCTTTCAATTGCCTATTCCTGAAGAATAGGATATCTAGAACTGGTCGAGCAGGGAGGTTCTTTTCAGGATTACCTGTGTGGTGTAGCGCCATCAACTCAGGGTAGGTCATCCCTGACGTTTTATGCTTATTTTGGCTCTTGAAATGCCCGATTTCCACAAACTCTTTGTTCAAACGGTGAAGTTGTGTTACGAGTTTCTTGAAGTCGTTACCCTGCCTTTTTAAACCTACCTTAAGTACCATATACAAGTCCCTCGTCAGGATCGTAATAGTTACTCTTGACTATGTTTTCATTAGCAGAAAGAATCTGAAGGTTAAGTGGGGTGTGTAACCCTGAAACCAAAACCCCTTGTAACGGGTAAATATGGTCAACATGAAAC